AGAGCTTGACCCCCGCTAACAGGCCAATGAAGCCGCCAATGATGGTTTGGAAAGCCGGGTGAAGCATACTGAAGATTTCTGCGTTGTCCACCTCTTTAGCCCACAGGCCAAGCAAGAACGCAACGACCATACCCAGCACAGACAGGCAGAGGGTGGCGGCTACCATGAGGGTTACAGAATAGGTCAATCTACCTACTACGTCTGGATTTTCGTTCATACAAATTTGTCAAAGTGTCGTGTGTTGTTAAAAATTTCCAACTCAATTGTGTGCTGCCTTGCCCGTTTGTTGTACAACTCAAGCTCGTATTCGTCAACAACTTTGTTAGCCTTCTCTGCTTTCACAGCTTCCTTGTACTCAAACTCCAACCGCTCGGCCCGCCGCTCTACGGCAAGCGCCTTAATATCGTGGGGCGAGGGATGCACAAACGGAAACCATTTGTGCAACTGAATCATTTTGCTTCTCGCTCCAACGCCTCTTTGTAGCCATGAACAACCAGACCTCTAAGCTGGGTAGAATCGGCTGTACCCGCCCACTCGGACAAGTTGTTCCAGATGACTACATAGTCCGAAGCCTTGCAGTGGCTGGCGTTCTGTTCTAGCCACGCCATCATTTCCTTGTGACGCTGCGTTGGATCGTGGACTGTATAGCCTATTCCGTAGAACTCGCGCACATGACAGCCATTCTTGGCTACGGCACCGACCAGCCCCAACAGCAGTAACAGAAGTAGCCAGCGCATTTACCACGTCCAACCCCATGCAATCATGTACGTACAAAAAATAACAAAGGCGGTAAAAAAGGCCGCGGCGACGATTGCTTCAGCCCAATCTTGCATGATTATGCCTCTACCGCCAATAGTTGGTCAAAGCGTTCTTTGTCACACTTGTAACCAAACATCCACATAATACGAGGAGTCTTTCCTTCAACTCTTGTAACATAGTGCGGCACATTAGAAGGCAAATAGCAGTGTAGCTCTCCCACATCAATGTCTATGTGCTCTTCGTTTATATACAGCTTCGCCCCGCTGTCGGCAGCTTGCGTCATAACATTGCACCGCAAAACGTGCTGTTGATCTTCCATTCGATCGTAGTGCCTATAAACATCTCCTTCAGGAAATGTATAGGAAACAACAACACCGTCACGGCCACCACCAAAGGTGCTCTTAGGCAGATCGTCTAGTTGCAGAGCGTTTGTTATCTGCTCAAAAATTTTATGAACAGTTGCAGGGTACTCAAAACGATGCCCATAAGGGCGCGTTGTCAAACGATACGCGTATTTCCAGCCCAAATCACGGGACGATCCCAAGTCCAGCCATTTACGCTTAACTGCTTCTTGCGCCCACGCATTTAACTCATCGCATTGCGTTTGGGTCAAAAACTGTTTTTTGCGTAATACTGTCTGAGGCATTAGAAACCTCTATTAGCCTGCGCCTGCGTATCTTGTAACGTCAATGGGTGTTTTCTGTAAAGCTCCATTGCTTTGGCTTCAGAAATCTCTTGCGGGGCCACATCATCTACGCCATCACCATCACGAACAGCATGAATACAGCACAACAAACTAAAGTCTGTCAGATTAGTAAACTCGTGCGTAATGCCTTTGGGGGTGACAATAAGACATGGCGCTGTGTAAGTTGCTTCACCGTTGTCATGTTTCATCAGCACACTGCCAACTGACAACAAAGTAATATGGTCAAACACATGGGCGTGGCCTTGTACTTTGTCGCCCACTTTGGCAAGCGGGATCATTTTGACAAACACGTTGTCAACAAAACGAATATCCCCCGCCATTTCACGGGGGGCTTTTTCAACAATCTCAGACATGGACAACCCCAATCTGAGTTACGCGACCATCCGGTGAAGCGGGCCAAGTAATGTTAAAAGGATCAGTCTGGGTAGTAATGTCACGAAGTGCTTGGCGATATGTTGCCCACTCCGCGCGTTTCTCAGGCGTGATTGGGGCATCAGCAACTTGCGTAAAGTCAGAATTAGCCAACAGCACTGTTCTGTCAGTCCGAATTATCATCCACTTGTCTCTAGTTGCTTGTGCTAAATCGTTGCCGGTTTTAAGCGTCACAGTCCAACGGTAACGAGCAACGTTCTCCGCATCTAGATACACTTCTTTGGTTGTGTACGCGTTTAAATCTATTTGTGGTTGCGGCGTGGGTTCAAAGTCATACCAACCCTGCGCGTTGTATTCTGCTTTGGGCGTATTGGCAAAATCTTCACGAAATTGTGAGTGCCCCCAAACCCCATCGACTTGTTGAATATAAAGTTTCATTATTGATCCTTATGTAAAGTTTTTAGAAGCCCCAACGTGCCCGTTATTTGTCGCCCAAGATACGCCCGCGTCGTCACTGTAGTAAGAGTATGTAATATTGTAATAGCCGCCTTTTGAGTCTTGGTTTATTGCCCAGCCTGACATCCATATTCTTCCGGTAGTTTCTTCCATAAAATTAATACTGGTAACAGCATAAGTTGCAACTGAAGCAGAGCCTACATACAACAATGATGCTGGTGACCCGCTGGTAGAAGTTTGCACATACACAGAGCTTCCAGTGTTGTTTGCAGACCCAAGAATATAGACATTGTTTACTGGAAGCCATGTCCACGGAGAATTTTTGGAGGAGTTTACATAACTGCCAGACACAGAACCAAGAGCGTTATAGGTTGACAAATCAGCAGCAGTGTACTCTCTCAGTGACCAACTAAACCCGCCTTGGTATACAGGAACAATTGGGTAACCGTCTTTACTTACCCCAAACCTAAAGTTGCTTGTTGTGGTAGAAGCCGTACCACCAACAGATGTCGATGTGCCATCAATATAACGATTCGACTGCTCCCCAGAACCCCAGCCCGTTATATAAAACGTGTTTAAAGTTGGGGAATACATCAGAGTGCGGAAAGTGGGGGAAGGCCCCAGAGTAAAAGGAACTATGTTAGCGTAACTGCCTGTTCTTGAAACCATTGGAAGGTTGGCGCTATACGATGCGGCTTTATAGTCGTACCCAACGCTGCACATCGCCGCATACTTCCCGCCATTGGAACTATAAGCCATAGCACCGTTAAGGCCGGGCGGTAAATATACCGATGATGGTGTGCCGCCAAATGATGTCCAACTAGCACCATTATTCAGAGAAAAGTACCCAGCAGGGCCGCCGGAAAGTGCAATAAAAGAACCATCAGCAACAACGCCAATCATGCCCCCAGTAGAATTGTTCGTGGGCTGCGTGGGGAGATATGTGGCTCCCGCCACAGTAGAGCCCCCAACAACACTAGCGGTGCTGTCGCCGCCCATTGCTAAATAACGATATCCTGCGCCGCCGCTTTGTTTTGTCCAACCAAATGCTTTGGCTGACATCGACCCCCGTGTAATTGGTAATGGCATTGCTACTCCTTATTTGAACTGCGTCTGGGAAGCAAATACGGTGTATGTTGCAGATGCGGTCTTAACAATCGCGTAAGTGTAAACGTCAATACCGCTCGTGTTACCAGATGATGGGGCTGTACCGCCCTGCCACTTAGGTGTAACACTTGAGCCATCTATCTGGAACGCTGTTGGGTAGTATGCCGTCCCACCTTGAGTGGCCATGAAAGCAATTGTCACAGTCTGCCCTGTAGACATTAGTGTGTTAAGCGATGTGCCACTAGACCCCCTGACGTTCAGCGTCCAGTTGCCAGATGCGTTGGTTGTGTAATACAAAACTGCTTGTGTAAGCACATCGTAGTTAATTGTTCCAGTTGCCGCTGTTGCAGACACAGTTGTAGTCTCGGCAGCATTTTTAAGAACCGTGCCTAATGTAGTAGACGAACCGTTAAATGTCTGAGTAGCCGTCCAAGTGTTAGCCGCAGACAAAGACACACCAGCAGCTGGCGTTGTAGATTGCCAAGTTGTACCATTAGAGGTCAGGACATTTCCGCTAGATCCGGGAGCCACTACCTGTACAGCAGAAGTACCGTTACCCAAAAGCACGTTGTTTGCGGTCAATGACGTAGTACCAGTACCCCCGTTACCCACAGGAAGTGTTCCGGTTACGCCGGTGGTTAAAGGCAAGCCCGTTGCGTTGGTCAAAGTACCAGATACAGGCGTACCCAGCGCAAAATTTGTTAATGATGGGCTGTCACTTAAAACTACAGAGCCCGTACCAGTAGATGTACTGAAGTCAGTTAATCCGGATTCCCAATCGGCGGCGGTTGTCAGTGTTGTGCCTATGCAGGTGCACATGGCTGTAGTGAAAGGAACTACCGTAATAACAGCATTACCGCCAGAAGAATTAACAGTTAACGCACCCGTGCTGTTATTAACAATGTGGAATGTCCATCCTGTTTGCAGGGTGCTGGTCACAGGCAACACAACTGTTTGCGTAGATGTGCCCGTAAACTGCTGGTAGTAGCTGCTTGTATTTGTGAGTGTAGTTGTGCCAGCGGCTGTTGCTGTACTTGTATACCCCATCAAATTGGCCATGGCTGCTGGCGCTGATACAGCACCTGTACCACCGTTTGTCAGCGCAAGCGTGCCGCCTAAAGTGATTGCGCCTGTCGTGGCTGTAGAAGGTGTAAGTCCTGTTGTGCCACCAGAAAAAGAAGAAGCTGTTGCTGTGCCGGCAAGCTTTACATAGTCTGTACCGTTGTAATACACAGTGCACTTCTCACCAGCAACGACCGTGACACCTGTTTGGCCAGAAGCTTTAAACGTAACGCCGTAGGTAGCGGTTGCATTTTCTACAATATAACTCTTGCTGTAACTTGGAGCCGTAACCACCTTAGTGGCGGTCAACGTTCCTGTGATTCGCACAATAGCAAACTGCGCCGTAACCGTACCAGCACCTGTCAGGCTAGACACAATGTTAGAAGCTGTTGCATCACCTGTTGTATTGGCAAGTGTTACCGCGCCGTCACCCGTCAGGGTCAGCGTAGCTGCAATAGCAATGTTGGTGTACTCAGTAATACCGTTGTTAACTGTATTACCCCATGTGCCGGAAAGCTCACCTTGTACCGGTAAAGCTAATCCTAATTGTCCCGTTGCGCCTGTAGTCATTTAAAGCTCCTGTCTGTGTGTAGCGCTGGGCTACACGGTACTAATATTTTGCCAGTTTGCGTCTTCTGTGTCATCAATCAGACTCCAGTAAAACACGCCAAAATTTCCAACTCTGCCTATTGCTTGGTTGCCTGTTACGTCTAAACGGTGTCGAGCTAACACACTTCCAACTGAACCGTTTGCTGCAACGCCTGTAATGGCTATCTCTTTAGCCGGTACGTCAGTGCCCACTAAACCGGAAGCATTGACACCGCTCAACGCTACTTCAACTGTTCCAATTGAAACATTACCAACGGAACCTGTAGCCTGTAAACCGTCTGCCGCCCAGTTAAATACCGCTGTACCAACAGCCCCAGAAGCCGCAACACCACTGATTGCAATAGAACGCGCAGCTACAGAAACACTACCTACAGCGCCCGTCGCTTGAATACCGTTAATATTCGCACCGTAAGCAAATCCAACATCACCAACAGCGCCTGCCGCATTTACGCCCGAAAGCGCAACGGCTTGAGTAATTCCTACAGTACCAACTGAACCTGTGGCAATAACACCATCTTCTTGCTCAGCCGAAGAACCGATGACACTTCCAACAGCGCCTGTAGCACCAACGCCAGACAGCCCAGACTCAATTCCGGCAATTGAAAGCTCTCCGGGTTGTCCAAGCGCAAATACACCAGTAATTGCTTTTGTGCCAATCCCCGTAACACTACCAACCGCGCCTGTAGCCGCCACCCCTGTGATAGCTACTGCATAGACAACTTCCGCCGTTACAGTACCAACAGCGCCAGACGCGGCAACGCCAGAGAGTTCAGACTGCTGACCTCCCCAGCTATTACTGCCCCACGAGCCTGCGCCCCATGCGGTTGTCATTTACTGCCCTCCTATCTAGGAGGATCAGGTTGTAGCCAAACGCAGCAACGCAGTTGATGTGGTGTTTGAAGGCATTGTCAAAGTGAACGTACCGGCAGTCACAGTCTGTGAACCAAAGGTGTGAACGCTAACAGCCTTGTTAGAAGACGATGAGTTGTAAATCAACACAGCATCAAACGCAGTGCTCAATGTCACGTTTGTGTAAGTAATACTCGCGCTGGGTGTCCAGTAGCCTGTGCCAGCAGTAGTAGATGTATTTGTAGACAAAGGCGACGTGCCGTTTGTCACTGTTACGCCACCTGCGGTGTAGTTTGTACCTGTTACTTCGCCAGTAGATGAGTACGCTGTTGTTGAAGCGTTCACTGTGGCAGAAGCCAAGTACAAAGCAGCTTTAAATGTGTTGCCTGTACTTGTGGTGAAGTTGTGCGTAGCTGTCATCAATTCACCGAGGAATGATGAGCACATTGCTTGAGTGTTTGCCATGATTTTTCCTTTACTCGAAAGAGGCCGTAGCAGCGGAGAGTACCACTGCTTTCTTTAATTGAACGTGCACCGAACGGTGAACAAGTTCTCCATCCAACCAATACTCCACCCAAGTGGTGTACTCGTCATCATTATCAACGAAGCCTTCTTTTTTCTCAAGAAGAGAATCGTCCATTTCGCCTTTGGTTGTGTTAACAAGCGCCATAGGTTTCCTTATACAAGTCTGATTAGTGCTGATGTGCTTGTGTTTGCGGGCATAGCTACAGTAAACGTACTGTTTGAGATTTTGTCGTTACCAAAATCAAGCACACAAACTGCTCCATTATCACCGGCTTTATAGATCAAAGCACCACGCGCAGTGATCGAGCCTGTCCAACTGGGACTGCTAAATGATACATATACAACGCTACCAGATGTCGTCAAGGCGGAGCTGACCGTGGCTGTTACCACTTGGCCACCAGCGGAATAGTTACCACCAGAAGCCTCGCCTACAGCTGTATAGGCCGCAGTTGTTTCATCCAGCGAAGCTGCATTGGTGTACAGCGCCAAATAAAAAGTATTAGTAGATAAATTAATCGTGCCGTTGGCAAGACCAGAGCGCAATGTATTGCAAGAGTAATTGCCGGTAAAAGCCATTAGGTCACCTTCTGACGATACTGACCAGAGCGGTAAGCGTCCTGACGCTCCATACCATCACCCAGACGTTTAGCCAACGCAAGTGCTTCCTGATACTTTGTATTGTAGAAAGCCATGATATCTTGCTCACCCTTCATGTAGGTATAAGCCTCAACCAATGAGCCGTACAAAAGCACAGAATCAAAGTTATTACCCAACCATGTCTGGCCATCTGCCGCAACAGTAATGGATTCGGGGTAGTAGTAATAGTGCAACTCTACGTTGTAGTTTGCATCTGGCGTTGGGCCAACCAAGAACGACAAAGTATCTGAAACTGTAGCCCCACTTACTTTGGGTCCAAACAAAGCATAGTACTTTGGCATTCCAGTATCAGTAGGACTTGGGTATGCTTGGCGGATATAGTTAACATCCTTGTTCAGCAAATACTCATACGCACCTGTGGCGTCAATTACCGCAAATGAATACGATGCTAAAAAGTCATCGGGCGCATTTAAGTATGGGGTTGTATTAGAAACAACGCCAGTTACGTTTTTGCGAAGCGATGGAAACTGAACTGTATTGTAAATACGCTGCTCAGCTTGCTGAACAAACACGGGTATTTCAGCGATAAAGTTCGCTTCGGTATTTTCCGTGTACGCTTGAATAGCGTTGCTGAGTTGCGTGTAGTTCATGCCATTGGGCCTCGTGCCATGACACCTTTAGTCGCAGCGCCTGTGCCACGAATCTTGATGCCGCTAGTTTTAACTGGCTCATTGCCAGCAGACTTGCTAATTAGCCCAATAGACATGTCCAGCGTATCAGTTTTGCTCATATTGGCGCGAGCGTTCAATTCAGGCTCAGCTTCTTTGTAACGACCAGCGTAAGAGTCTGCAGGTTTGTTATCACGATTAGCGCCAGTCTTAACTGGGGGGCTATTCTTTTTGGTAGGTTTAACTTGTGCAACCATTATTTGCTCCCAGCTTTTTGGTTACGTGCACGGGCCAAGTTGCGACCCAGCTTGCGCATTTCCATGCCGGTCACGGTCTTAGCACCTTTGGCACCTTTAGCGCCGCTTTCAATGCCAACGGTTGGACCGCTGTCACCTAGATTCTTACCTTTGGTTTTACCAGACTTGGTAACGCCGTCTGCTGCTTTTACATATGCCATATTCGACTCCTTATGTCGTTGTAACAAATTTATTTGACTTGCTACGATTGTCCCATGCGGGGATTACTTGTAGATTATGCAGTACGTGTAAACCAGATACAAGCTTTCCTTGCAAAGGCACTACATGATCTACATGCCATTGAAACCCAAAAATGCGCGTGCGTAAAGTAGCCAATTCATATGCCTGTTCGATTGCCCAAAGGTCATCATCTGTAACCCATTTAGGCGTTCTATGCATTTTTGAAATACGGTATTTATTTGTCTTTGCGGCTAATTTTGCTTTATTTTTTGCCGCGTAGCTTTTACTACTAAGCTTGCGTAAATCAGGATTGGACTGAAAAAAACTGGCAACCCGCTGTTTTTCATGCTTGCGGTATTCCTCATCTTTAGCCATTTCATGGTATTTAGCTTTCATTTTTTCTTTGTGACAAGCACGGCACCACCAAAAAAGACCATCTTTAGCTGTGTTCTTTTTGTAGAACTCAGAAAATGGTTTAGAAACAAAACAATGGTTACAAGTCTTCATGTAACACTCACTACTACTGTACCAAGTTCTATGGTTAAAACCAAGTTATTTGGTGTCAAAGTGCTATCAAAATTTCTTGATCCACCAACTGGATTCCAGCCCCACTGGAAGATGCGACTGCCAGCTTCAGGATAACCAAAACCATTAACTGTCGTACTGTCCGTAGTCAAGATCTGCAAACCGTTTTGACCTGATACGCGATAGCTAACATCAGGGCGTGGCTCACGCACAGCTTGAGGATCATCAACCGGGTACATACCCAACTGCAACTGGGGGTGATCTGGATCCCAGCAAGAACGGCAAACTTTGATTTTAAAAGGCTTAGTCTTAACGGTCTGGGTACGCAATTCCTTGAGCATATAACGCCCATCACAGCGGTCACATTCCGCAATTGCATATTTACCAGAGGCAAACCGATTAGGCATGGTAGAACAAGTTCCTTGGCACAAAACGCAAAGGCGATGTATCACGGTCTTCAGCGGATGCCATTTCCCACTGCTGTTCGTATTCTGCCTTCAAACCCATAACACGTTGTGGATCCACATCAGGCAGTTTCATGCTTAGCAAATAAGCCAAGCCAGCTACCATACAAGGAATAAAACGGAATGGTATATCCTGAATAGATGTACCAGTACCTGCATCTTGTATACGACGCATACGGTAATACACAAACATGTACTGATCACCAGGAGCATTAGGTGTTGGCCATACGTTAATAGCTGGTAAATTCTGCACGGTCAAAAGAGTAGAAGTACCAGCCGTATGAGAAGCGGCAGTTGTGCCGTTCTGCCCACGAGCGCAATTAATCAATTGATTGGTTACTGGATTCACATTGGGGTAACTAATTGTCTCATTACCAATCTTTACAAACCCAGAAGTTGTTAGCTGAGAAACATCAGACACCGTGATTGTGGTGTCAGTACTGTTGATAGATTGCGTTAGATAGACCGTGGTGAGGTTTTCTTGGCCTGACTGACGGTTGTACCAGACTTGAATCGGACGGCCTTGTGCGAGCTTATTAGGCAGGCTCATGTACGTAGATTCAGAGATGCTACTGATGTTGATATCAATCTGGTTAGATGTGCCGTTGCTCTGGCGAATAACGGTGTCCAGCAGGTTGATCGTATCCGTAGGCATTGGGTAAATAGCTTGACCCGTAACCATGGGAATCTGACCCTGCTCAACTGTCCAGAAATTCAAACCACGATTAGCCCACTCAATTGTCAAAAGATTTAACGAACGGCGAGCTGTACGAAAGTTATAACCAGTGCGAAGTTCCTGACCGCAACGCTCAAACGCTTCCTCAATGAGGTCGTTCATGTCTAAATTAAAGACGGTGGTTCCGGTAGTCTTAGCCATGATTAAACCATCTTTCCGCGTGTTTTGCCACGTTGAGCAATACCATCGGCACGCTTAGAAGCGGATGAAACTTTAGACGTCATTCCGCCAGAAGCCATCTTCTTAACCTTGCCACCTTTTTTATATACCGCACCGATAGGTAAAGCAGGGGCAGTACTTGCATTAAATTGACCGGTAGGTGTATTGAAGCCACCGCCCATAGGTGATGCTGGGCCAATAGTGTTCATGTTTGGAACACTAGTATCGCCTTGAAAGTTGCCTGTTGGACGGGGATAATACGGATCAGATATACCGCCGCCCGGTACTGTGGCACCAATAGTATTTAAATTTTTTGGCCCACCAATATTAGAACGAACAGGAGTTGGCATTACTCTAGGCATTGGTTTTGGCATTAATCTTGGCATTATTTCATCCCCTTTAAAGTTTGTGCTAAACGTGCACGTTGACCCATTTTGCCTGGGGCTTTGGCAGCTTTTGCTAATTTTTTAGCTGGGATCTTTTCACCAGCTTTAACGCCCAGTTCTTTTTTCAAAGCACCAGGTTTCTTGATTGCCTTTTGGATCCACTTTTCAGCCATTATTTCCTCGCAGTCTTAGCAGAGTTTACGAACGCTTGCTTAGTTGGCGCACCTTTGCTACCAGGTTTTCGCATTTTTTCACCAGAGCCTGCAGCGATTCTTTTACGCTTTGCATTGATATTGGCATAGAGTCCAACCTTTCCGCCTTCGGCGTATTGAGTAAAGTCCGTGTCATCACGGCGGGCTTTTCGTTTCCCGCTGGGCATCTTTGAGGGGGAAATAGCCCCCATTCCACGGCTTGCTCGCATGGTTACACCATCTTTCCGCGAGTCTTACCCTTAATGCAGCAGCCGTCAGCGCGGGCTGAGGCAGTCATACCGCCTGACGCCATCTTTTTAATCATGCCGCCTTTTTTACGACCTTCAGGTTCTTGAGGTGCTTTACCTTTTTCAGCAGTGTAAATACCTTCATCCTGTTTACGTTCGTAATCAGCAAGTTCTTTAGCAGTAGGGCCGCCTTGTTTACCACGACCAGCGCCAGCATCAGGTTGATTAAATTTGTCCACAATATCTCCATATTCCTTAGAGGCTTTACCTTGCTCAGAATCCCATGTTTCTCCTTTCATCTTATCGATGTACGGAGTCATACGAGCATCAGGGTATTTTTTCTTTAAAGCTGCGCGATCTAAGTTGTACTTATCCAACTTGTAATCAGCCATGATTATTTCCCCTTAGTCATGCCGCCACCGCACATGGTTTTTACATGCTCGTGGTGCATCTTGTGGCCGGAATCTTTGCTATACATGCTACCAACTTTTTTCTGCTCATGCATAAAAGCATTGCCACCATGCTGGGCTTCAATGTCTTCTACCAAATGACGGGGCATGGTAGTTTTTTCATTCATAATTTTTGCCATGATATTTCTCCTTAGCAGTACTTGCCGCCTTTAGACATTTTGACCATTGTGCCTTTGGTTTTACCTCTAGAGGCAACACCATCACGACTAGGAGCAGCTGTTTTTACAGCGCCCATTTTTGACATTGCCATGCCGCCCTTTTTGAGTTTGGACAAGTCAGTGCCTTTACCACCCTTGTGCTCTTGTTTATCGTGCATCTTGAATGCTTTCTTGATGATGGCTTTATCTTGTTTGATATCAGCCTTCATGTCTTCTTTCATATCGCTCTTAGCCATTTCGCCACCCTTTTTGAAAAGTGCCATCTTCCCATGTTGGGTTTTTGGCTTGTTAACATCCTGTGCATCTGGACGAGTCATACCACCAGAGCCAAATTTTCTACCTTTGTCGGCTTTAAGAAAATCTTCACCAACACTTTGTTTGATACCAACTTTCTTAGCAAAAGCTGGATTCTTGGCAACGGCAGCCATAAAGTTATGTTGTTTCTTACTTGTCGATGGCATCGTCAGCCTTCTTTCTTTTAAACAAGTCGTAGAAATTCTTGCCGGTTGTCATTTCGTAAATGCGCATTACACCGACTATTGCACCAATTAAAGCAAACAGTGGGTTGAACAGTTCTAAGAAAGAACCAAAGGTTGCAAAAACTGCTACAAAGTCCAGCGTGTTTTTTACGTTGTCTGTATGTTCAGTCATATCATTCGACCTTTTGTTTTGCCTTTAATAGCGCAGCCATCGGCAGCGGTAACATAACCGCCCTCAGCACAATTCCATGCCCTTAAAGATTTATTGATCCGTGAATTCGGATCGTTGGCTGTTTTGGCTGAGGTTAGTTTCTTTTTCATTCCACTCATCCTCGCACAGAAAGAGTCGCGCCGGGAGCCGCCTTCTGGCTGGGGCCGTTTCAAATTCATGCCTTGCGCTTTTGCAGAGGCTCGCCCTTTGGCGTTCAAACCGCCATTGGGGTTCTTCCCTTCTGCTCTCTGCCATGCTGGACTCTTAGCCATTTGTGCCCTGTATGTAGTTTTGAACAAGCACCAACTCAAAGAAACCAGCCGCTTCATTGTTTGCCGCCCCACCAATTGCTTCGCCTTGAATGCGAGTCTTTTCAGCAATTGAGAGAGGATAGGGAAATGGTTGGGTTGAAATACTGTTATTGGTAACAATCAATGGGCCGGTGATGGCAATTCCATTTGTCCCAACAAAACGAGTTCTTGCAGTAATTAAACTGGTTCCGGTATCCTGCGCCAAACCAATTCGAGCAATTACCAAATATCCAGTATAGCCAGCGGGTATTGTGTATTGGCTTGATGTTGTATTGTTATAGCCTACAGCAATTACGTTATAGATAGTTGCTGGCACGCCAGAAGTTACAACGCCAGAACCAATGTAAATAGTTCCTGCATTTGCCAATCCAGTACCTGCGGTTGTCACCAACATATTGTTGATGCGCAAGAATGAATTTGTGGTTGTCACAGCCGTCTGACCGTTCATGGTCACGCTCTCACTAATGACTGCATAGTTGGCATCCAAACCTGTAATCAACACAGTTCGTGCGCCAGTACCGGCCGAAGTATCGCTTGCGCTGGAAGAACTCACAGTCATTTGCAAGGCGGCGGCGGCATAAGACAAGTCACCGACTGGAGTAATCATCTCCCACGCAGTGTCAACATCAGAATTGTAACCAGACACTGTAACAATTGAGTGGCCTTGAATTTGACCGCGCGATACTTGTAATTCAAACGGTTCATACGTACCCACTTGGGATATAGAACGCCAGATTCCAAGATTAGCCATAATCAATCTCCTTTAAAAAAGGGGCCGAAGCCCCCTAGATCAATTAAGCAGATGCTGGGAACTGATTGCCGTTGGAGTTGGCAACAGTGTAAATAATTGTGTATTGCACTGTACCAGCAGTTACAGCAGCAACAGTTGGGGTCATTGTGGCAACAATTTTTACATCAGTTGAGCCAATGCCAATACCGTTAGGGGAGGCGGTAGAAGTTGCACCACACCATGCAGCCAGCTTTGTAGCAGCATTGCTAATAGCGGCGCGGCCTTGAGCTGTAACGTCTGTAGAAGCCCAGTACAAAGCTGCTGTACTGCCATCTCCAATACTTACGTTTGCGGCTGTAGAACCAGTAAACGCAACCAAAGTATCAATGTGAATGAATTGGATTTGCGCGCCAGCAGGCAATACGCAGATGGTGTCAGTCGTTGCAGAAGCAGCCTGACCTGTATAGTCTTTTTTGAACGTTTGCGAACAAACAGTTGCGCCAAGATTTTCAATAGTGCCAACGGTAGTGCCAGTAGTGTTGCGGACAGTGCCAAGCAACCAAGGGCCAAGGTGAGTTGCAAATCCCATGATATGTTCCTTACATACAAGTTAAGTGCATCAATCTGTATGTCGTCAGCCGGGACTGTTTGATGCACCGGAAAGCCCGGATTGCTATGTTTATATCACGGCTTTTTACACCATGCAACATTTATTTTTCTTGTCACAATTCTTGGGCATTATGTGGTTATGAAATACAGCGTTGTTCAGGTTGACATTACCGTACCAGAAGTGGTACAGCTACTGACTTTGCTCCAAAAAACTTGCCTTCCCGCTGACAAAATCTACCCTGTTACAAAAGGATATTGGTATGTCGTTTACACACATCGTGGTGAGGCGGTTGGCTTCGGTGGTATTGTTCCCTCTAGTCGTTGGGCTGATACTATGTATCTGTGCCGCGCAGGTGTTACACGCGCTCATCAAGGACGGGGCTTACAGAAGAGGCTTCTTAGGGCACGTATTCGGAAAGCGAAAGCGCTAGGCATGAACTGGGTCATTACCGACACCCACTACAATCCAGCATCGGCAAACAACTTAATTGCTACGGGATTTAAAATGTTTGAGCCGTCAGACCCTTGGGGTTTTAAAGCGGCGTTGTATTGGAAGTATCGGATACAGCATGCCGTATAAAGACCAAAAAGTTAAACAAAATAAACAAAAAACGTACGCTAAGACGTACTACGCCAACAACAAGGCGTCTATTATTGCGGCTAGCAAAGCCTCAGCCAAAACGTATAAGGAGCAGTGGCGTAGCTTTAAAGCTACATTATCCTGCGTAAAGTGCGGCCAAAACCACCCAGCAACGTTTGATTTTCACCATGTTGACCGTGCCACTAAAGAGTATTCAGTAAACGCTCTAGTTAAAAATAGGGCATTTAAAAAAGCCATTGAAGAAGTCAAAAAGTGCGTTGTGCTATGCGCCAACTGCCACCGCATACACCACTACGAAGAACACCAAAACAAAAAGGCCAAAAAGAAAAAGGGGGCCAAAGCCCCCTAGTATCACTCAGCAGGGGCTTCTTCAGCCACTTCCTCGTCTTCAGTATCGTCTTCGTCTTCAAACTCTTCGTCATCAGGCAGGGCTACATATTCAACAGCCCAACCGTAGTTTTCCTGAAATTCTACGAACTTTTGAAAAATCTCGATCATGTCAAAGTCTTGAGTCTCAATGACAAGTTTGTTGTTACCAAAATAGCCAAATTCCATTTCAAATTTCATGATGCGCCCCTATGTTAATGCAACCAAAACGGCTGCAAATTAATCGTAGTTTAACTTTGTGACAATAAAAAGGCCACCCGAAGGTGGCCTTGGCGGAGCAGGTGCTATTAAGCGCCAGCAGAACCGAACATGCCCAAAGGATCAGACCAGCCGAAGCTGTAACGCTCACGAGACTTGTAACGAACGTTACCTGTATCGAAGTCGCCGTCCATGGACTGCTGCAAAGGTGTACGAACAAAGTGCTTCATGCCGTTAGGAACGTCAGTAGTCAAGTACCAGCCGTTTGTATCGGTCAAGAAATGGTTGATTGTGTAGCCTTCGGCCACAGAACCATTGTTCTTCAATGCGTTGATGTCGTTGTCGGTTGTGCCAACACGCAATTCAGTTTCGAGCAAACGAGTTGCAACGAACTGCAGTGATGGAGGAACAATCAACTTCTTGGGCTTAGCAGCGATCAACAAACCGCGCTCATCTGTCCACAAGCTAATCTGAATAACGGCGGCTTCCAAAGAAGTCTCGTTCAAGTCAGCAGGGGTAGAAGGAACGTTGCTGTTAGTGCCACCAGACACCAAGGGGTGTGCAGAGTTAAACAAAGAAACGCCGTCACCACCAGGGTAAGCAGAGCTAAAACCGTTGTTCAAAACAGCGGCAGCTTTAACTTG